AGCGCCCGCATCAGTGACGCCGGGAGGCATTGAGCTTGCAGGCTGCGGTGAGCCGAAGATGCTATACCACGCCATCAGGCAAGCAGCATGTTGAAGGCCGTCACAGCAGCCGCAGCCGATCCAGTAGCGCCCGCTGCGTCAGTTGTGAACGCATAGGCAATCCCGGTCGAGAAATAGGCGCCGTCATTCGGGATCATCTGCGAGAACGAGGCATTAGCCGGAATCGGGAACGTGAGAACAGGCGTATCCGTGCCGATCACCGGAGCCGTCGCCTTGTTGTAGATCTGAAGGTAGGTGATAGCCGCGCCATTCTGACCCCAGAAGCCCTTCACATCACCAGCAGATGCCTTGCGAACCGCAGGGTTGCCAGCAGCGACAGACGAGGCGACACGAGGGAACAGGCTGGCCTTGCGCTGACGGTCCCACGATGTGCCATTGAACGTGGTGTTCCGTGACATGACCGACAGGTTGTTGGTCGCGGCAGACACCGCCACGCCATCAGCATTGTTAACCCCGAACGCTACCGATACGTTGGAATCTGCCGTGAACAGCGTGACGTTGAGCGAACCGCGCGTACCAATCTGGAGATCGCCGCGCTGACCGCTCGTGAAGGTCGGCAGTGGAGAGAGGTAAACCCCAGACACTTTGACGCCATTCCCGCTATCCGTCGCGCCAGATGCCGAACTACCCTGAACCGCCTGAGCAGATGTCCCCGTGCCACCCGTGCCGCTGGAACTGACGCTCAGGACATAGCCGGTGCGGCCATCATCCGCAGTTGCGACTTCCCCGATAAGGGTATCGTTGATTGAAAACCGCTTAGGCATCGAAAACCCCCTTCAGGTCGGTATCGGAAATGATGCGATACTTCTTGCCGTCTTCGCCTTCGAACTCCGCACCTGCATAGCGCTGGAACTGCACGACATTGCCAACCTTGGGGCAGCTTTCTTCCGGGATCGATGCCCAATCGCCGCCCTGAAACGCCATATCCGACACCGCGACAATCAGGCCCTTCTCTGCGGCACCGTCCTGACGATCGATATGCTTCTGAGCCAAGATAATGCCGCCAGAGGTTCTTTCCTCCAGCGCATCGAGAGCCACGAGAACGTTGTAACCAATGGGGCGCAGACCCGGCTTGCAGTCTTCAATCTTCGGAATCATCGATGGCCTTCCAATCAGCGTGAGAACTTTCTTTCAAGGACATGTAACAATCTGCCCTTGTGCGGGCTTCCATTAGCAGGATTTCGTCAAGTTTTCCACCCCACGCGATATCCGCCCAACGTTGCTTCTGCTCCCCGGCGAACTTCTCCACGCACGAGAAAATCCACTCCGTGACGGGATGCTGGCGCCATTCCTCGAACTCTTCCTCAGAGATCACCACGGCCAACCTCCATTCCGTCCTTCACTGCCTGATAAGCGGCCTTCTCGCGCTCAAGCTCAAGCTGTCCGGCATCCAGGCCAACGTTCTGCATCGTGGCAATAGCGTCCGCCTGATCCTTCTGGGCCTTGGCGTCCTTAGCCTTAATCTCGACCTGAGCATTTGCCATCTGCATCTGTTGCGCAATCTCTGCCTCAGGCCCCGGTTCTGGCAGCAGTTCGTCAATGTCATCCACGTTAGCCGCTTCATACACCCGGCGCAGAGCAGCCTTCACATTGCCGCCAGCGGCCTGAAGCGTGGGGACGGTGCTAAGCACGAACTGAGCACGGGCAAGCCGTTGCATCTGCGTCACGCTGGATGGATCAGATACCGGCGAGATGTCCATATCCGCTCGGTTGAAATCTTGTTCCAAGTTTGCAGCAGGATCGTCCAACAGTTCGGAATATTCTTGCTGAGTAGCTTCCGTGGCGTACCGGCTGATATTATCGAACAGAAGCGTGAATTCAGCCTTCAGTCCACGATACACCCGCTTGTAGATGGCGGTGAACACCTGGAGACCCTGTTCGATGAGTGCCAGCGTTGTGCCTACCTGTCCGTTGTTCGATCCTTCGCCAGACAGAACATCCTTGATGGAGGCGATGTCCCTTGCGGCACCAAGGATAAGCTCCAGCAGGTTGAATGACATCGGCCCTGCATTGGGGAACGTGCGCTCGATGAAAGATTCACGGACATTTCCACCTGACGCCGTGACCGTCTTGTACTCCCCCGGTCGCCAGCGAAGCGAGGACGATTGCCCCTGCCCCTGAATACGAAGACCAGAAGCGATAAAGCCACCACCCGCAATCGCTGCGGTGTTGGCGTCGATCATCTGGTTGATCAGGGTGTTGATGACGTTTCCGTACTGATCCAGCAGGTGAGCAAGTCCGATGTTGTAAAACTTGCCCTCGGGGTTCGGCAGGAACTCGTACTTCGTGTAGAACGTGCGGCGCTCGATATACGCAACGCCGTTGTCCGTGATCTTCACCTGATCGGCGCCAAAGTCCGGCACGATGCGCAGAAGCTCTTTGCTCTTGCAATCGATGGTGACGATGTACGGCTCATCCATATCATCGCCATCAAGGTCGTAATAGCACTGCGCCTCAATGAGCTTGCGGGAATCCTTGTCCTCTGGATCGAGGAAGATCGAGCGGTACTTTCCCAGCTTGATGTCGCGGCGGATCTGATAGGGATAAACCCCGTCAATCTCTTCCGTGATCTGGGGGGCGCCCTCAAGCGATGAGGCGTCGTTGTTCACCACCAGTTTAAGGGCAGGCACGAACCGCGACTGATGCGACTGGCCGTCATACCACGTCTTACGAAAACCGCACCCTATGGCAGGCATCTGAAACAGGAGCGTATCCGTCTCCGTCTCCCATCCTTCCATCTTGTAGAACAGGATGTAGTTCATGAAGTCACGGACGCGCTGTGCCCGCTTGCCCTTGGCTCCTGGCTCACGCTTCCACACAGGCTGTGCGCTCTGCATGACCTGCTGCGCCTGATCCTCTGGAATGGGGATAGGCCCTTGCGCCGTCATCACGACAGGCCCTTGCTCGCTCATGGAGATAAGAGCGCCATTGAACTGCATCAGCGGCTGGCCATCATCGCCCATCATAGGCAGGCCCTTGTCAGACCCCACAACCTTGCAGGAAACTGCTTCGTCGCCCTTTACAATCGCAGGGTAGGCGCGGGCGTTGAACTGCATGACGGCGAACGGCAGAAGCGGGTAGTGGACGTTGCTGCTATTGGGCCAAGGCCAATTCTTCTGGCCCCAATCCGAGCGGGCCATATCCTTGAGCGCCTTGCAGGCTACAGTCTCCCAATCCTCGCGGCTGGTCTTGTCATGCTCGTAGGTGGAATAGACCTCATCCGTTATGCGATTGATCTGATCGTCGGAGAGGTATTGAGAGATATCCCCCTCTGCATCCGCGAACTGCAACAGGACGGCAATGGCATCGAGCGGGCGCGTAGGCTCGACAACGATTTCCTCTTCGACAGTCTCAAGCGGAAGCGTTGCCATTATCTAGTATCCAGTCTGCGAGCTACGGCCATAATCGTCTTGGTATTCGGGAGAGATATAACCCTGTGGCTCTTCATATGCCACACAAAGTAAGCCAAAGCTATCCGCACCGTGCGATGCCCAATCATGCTCAGGGCCAAGGCCGATATTGCGAGCCTCGTCCTTTCTCTCGTGATACCATCCAAGCGCCTCTAAACCACCCTGACACCTCTCGGCGTCGAACCATATGCGGGGGAACAGCCTGCGGGCCGTCTCCACTCGCTTCATGGCCGCGCCCTTCCCTTGGTTCGGGATGGTCATAACCTCAAACCCAGCAGCGCGGATATGATCCTCAAACCTCACAGCAGAAATGGCATCCGCCTGCGCGCCGTCATGAGGGAGAACGCAAACCGCCCTTCCATACCCCTTGGATCGCAACCATTCCAAGTGAACCGCCAACGGCTGGCGCTCAGCCTCGTAGTAATCAATCACCCTAACGCGGTCGCCAACGAACTGCGCAACCCATATGGCCGTGGCATCCCGAACACCAATGTCCCAGAACGTCCACACCTGTATAAGCGGATCTATGGAAACATGGCCTATCCGCCCCTCTTGGCGAGCCATAGTCAGGGAATGAGCGTAATAGGCTCCATCTGCCACAGTGACGTAACCGCCATTCCAGATATGCTCATACTGGTCTGGCTGATCCCTCATGCAATCAAGGCGCTCTTGTTCAAGCTCAGCGGGGAACCAGGGGTTGTGGTTCCAGTTTGCCTCAACAATCTTCGCTCCAGTAGGGGGGATTCCAGACCGGAACATCATATCCACCGCGTCCGTCTTCAGCCGGGGGTTGTAGGTGAACCACAACTCTGAACCAGGCGCGCGGATGGTGGGGCGCAGAAGGTTGAGAGAGCGAGACGACATAGTTTGCGCCTCTTCCACCCATGCCCGCTTAAACCCCTCAAGAGACTTGATGGACTCTGCGGTGTGATCCTGCATACCCTGAAAGATTATAGCGCCATCGCCGGGCGTCTGGATGGTATCCCTGAAGACCTTGAACCCATCAGCCTCGCCAAGTCTATATTCCTGAAGCTTTGCCTCAATCAGTCGCTTGGCAGAATCCTTCAGGGTCTTCTGAACCTCACGGATACATACGCTAAGAAGGCCGCGCTCATAAAGGCTATCGTCTACAAGAGCAGATGCCCGGTCATGCGATTTCCCGCTTCCCCTGCCTCCGAATGCCACCTTGTATCGGGCTGGCTCGTACAAGGGCGCGAATACCTTGGCCGTCTCTATCTTAAGAACCGACAAAGGTGCGCTCGATCTTGTTGACCGTTACGCTTCCAGAGTGCTCAGTCTGGACCTTATCACCAAAGCGCTTTGGATCCCACTTCGCCAGAAGCTTCAAACGAGTTTCGACCCGCACCCTTCTGGATGCAGGCTCTTCTGTCTTGTCATCTGCGATGTTCAAGCAATCTTCTGCGATTGCCTCGAAGCCTATTTCTCTCGCGCGTGTGAAGCGTCCGGAAAATTCAGGATCAGCTTTTATCCATTCGTAAACGGATGACTTGCTGATTTCCTGCTCACGACAAATTTGCCTTAATGGCTTTCCATCCTCAAGCTCTGAGAGGATAATGGGAATGAATGCTTCCCTGTCGTGCATAAAAGGCTCTCTGCCTACTGGTTTGCCTCACATCGAGGCCGCTTTGACCACCTCCCCTCACTATGAGGATCGATGCTGCATCCTATCGCTTATGGCCTTTGCGGTCAACCTTCGCTGCATTCCGGCGGTCGGGCGCGGATATAGCCAATCGCGTCTTCAAGCGTATTGATGTCGAATTCTGCAATGGCCTGTTCAAGCATGAACTCCAACCTCTTCAAAAGGCCATCTCGCTCTTCTGTTTCCCCGACATCCCTCTTGGCCGCGCGCTCAACCTCTTCCCGGAAGCCCTCTTCATCAAGCCATTCGTCTAGGCTCTTGAAGTCCCTTGGGTCTCTCTTTTCTTCCATCAAAGCACCCCATACCTTTGAGCGATCAGCAATGCGCCGATGATGATAACCGCTGCCTGGATGATGCGGACGATACCTGCATCAAGCGGCGGCGAGAGGTAGCCTGCTCCATACACCAAGAGCGCGATAATGATAAGTGCGATCACGAGTGCGATAAGTGTCATCTCCCATCTCCTTTCATGGGTAACGCGTGAGATGGTCCGGCGTTCACAGCGCCACAAACAGAAGCCCAAGCACGATGTAAATCCCAATCCAAAATCCCAGGAACGCATCATCGCTCATCATTCTTTCTCCCCGACAGCGCTGCGGATGGCGGCGGCAATGCATTCCGTCTGGTTTATATCCATCATCAGGCACCCACCAATGTCGATGGGCTGGAACGGCCTCTCCGCAATCCCCGCCGCTTCGAGCATCCCAGCCTTGCGGGCTTCGTGGCGGTGTTTGGAAATCTGTCCAAGGATCTCCTCGAATGTCACTGTCGGAACGGCAACGTCCAGAACGCCTATGAGCCATAGCGCAAGGTGGCGATCCGCCTGCGTAATCTCGATCTCGGTCATCACTCGCTCCAACCCTTCGATATCTTGCGCTTTTCGCTACGGAGGGCGCCTATGTACGTATCTAGCTTTCCATCGCGAATGAGATCGGCATATTCCTTATCGCCAAGCTTTTCGATTTTTAGCGCCCACGCCTCTCGATACGCCTGCGTAATCTGGATCTCGCTCATGCCTTGTCCTTTCCGAGAGCGCGGCGTCCGGACAAGAAAGCCGCAGCCGCGCGCAACGCAGTAACGGGGATGGAAACTTCCCCTTCGAGGCCCTCGCATCCCTTTGCCTGATAGTGGCGCTCGAACACCGCGAGGATACGCAACATTTGCTGCTGCTCCTCTGCCATTGCGAGGATGGCGGGAGACAGTAGCGACGATACGACTGCATGATACCGCGCCTCTGCATGATCCTTCGCAGATTCAAGCGTGTCGTGCTTTTGCCCGCAGTCCACCCCATTAATTGTAAGCGGGAACTCGCCGAAACGGAGTGCGCGGCCCTTGTCTATGCGAGCCTCAAACTGGATGGCCGCGACGCGAGCATACCAGTTAGGATAGCTCACGCTTGCATGAGGCTCAGACCAAACCAAAGGCTTAATCACCTCATCCAGCGCGCGCAGCTTGTCCGTGTCGATCTCGGTCATGCGGTTGCCCTTTCGTAATTACGGGTTCTGACGAAGGGCACGAAGTCAGCCCCTTCGTACTTCGCTGCCGTGCTGGTTCGCGCCTCTACGATCTGGAACTCTGTTCCGGGATCCAGCAAATCGGATGCCGTCTTGAATGCGGCATCTCGTGTCTTCTCCCCGCAGGCGAGGTCGTAGGTTTCTGCGCCGATTTCGCCGGCCCACCATTCCCAGTTCGTCATTCCGGCCATGCTTGTTTAACCTTTCTCTCTGCCCTGAGTTTTCTCTTCCTCGCGTTGTCCCGGTCGTAAGCGCACCTTCTGCACTCCCTTCCGCCAACCTTCGGCATCAGGTTCCAACCGGACAACTCATGGCCGTTCAGGCAGTGGGTTTTGCGAGAGTTGTCGGCGGTCACGCCGATTCCGGACAGCACGTTCTCAGCGTTGGTGACTGCCCGAAGGTGCGACGGGTTGCAGCAATGTCTCGTCCGGCAAATATGGTCTACCACCATCCCGATAGGGATTTCCCCCTTCTTCAGGGCATATGCGATCCTGTGAGACCTGGCTTGCCGACCATCCGGCATATCAAATTGGCCATATCCTTTTCCGGATAGCCTTCCCTTCCACCCCCAACACTGAAGCGGGCTTCCGACATCAACCTTTGACCAGAACCTTGCCTCAAGCCTTTCCGAAGCAGACATCACTCAGGGTCCTTCAAAGGCGCGGCGGAAAGGGCAGGCATCGGCGCCTCACAGTAGAAGCAGTTGTTCGGGCCGCTCTCCATGCTGGTATCGACCTGATGCCTTCCATCTGGAGAGGATGGACAATCACCCATGCGCGCCTCCACCAACCTTTCGGGATTGGTCGGGGTGGCGGGGCGCTCGGTCGGGAGTTCCGCCCAAGCCATGATTTCTGCCCGCTCTTGCGGAACCCGACCTTCCCCGTTCCAGACCATGTAGGCGCTGCCGTCCCAATATGCCTCGACCCATTTACGACCAACCGGCCCCCATTCGCGAGAGTCATGGTCGAAGCCGTTCTCAACCACCTTGGCGATAAAACGCCGGTCGAACGGAGGGTCGCCGTATTGAATTCCCGCCACCGGCTCCTCGCCCGCAGGTTCGGCGGGGCGCCCTTCGCGCAGGAAGTATATCACCGCATTCAGGCTCAAGGCCCAATCGGTGTTGGGGTGCACTTCTGCCTCGGCGGTCAGGCGTGCGATCACGTCAGGTTCGGCGCTCCGGGCTTGCAGTGCGGCGATGGCGGCGCGGGCGTTCTCATCGTAGCTGCGCCAATGCCTATCGACCCATTCAGAGATTTTTTCCTCAGGCAGTCCCGGCGAACCATTCTTCGCCACGACGCAAGCCAACGCCCTCGCAACCGCCTCCACCTCATCGGCGGCCGGGGTGGTGGTGGTGGTTACTGCCGCAAGTACAGCATCAACCACTTCGGCCGCATCGCTATAAAACTCTTCCTGGTCCCGAGAATACGGGAAACCTTCACGGCCCATTTCGATCAGCGCCACAGCATGAATGGCTGCGTCTCTTGGACACGGCATCAGCTTCTCTTCACTCATGTTCATTCCCCCTTGGTGTGGTGGGTGGATTGGAAGAACGGAAAATCTTTATCCACGTACAAAGGGTTAGGAGGCGTCAGGGATGCCATCTGTGTGATATGGGCAAGAGCAGCCTTTTCAG